CGACCCAGGTGGTAATGAGGGACACTACACTTCAGAGTGTGAGGGCATGGTTCCCTCTGCGAAGTGGAGTAGCCCCAGCAAGCTTGTAGACTAATTGAGACCACCACCTGCCTGCGGTGATAAGGACATTACGGGCTTAACACGCTAGTGTGACAAAGGAAAGTATATGCTGAAGAATATTAGACAGGAACTATTTTGCCTTGCTATCTTCAAAGGTATGACACAAAAAGACGCTGCTATTAAAGCAGGATATAAAAAGACATGGGCCAGGTCAATAGCGTCTAAGTTATCTACAAATCCCGACATTACCGCCCGTATTCTGGAGCTGGGAGAGGAGATTAAGACTGATGCTATAATGGAACCAAAAGAACGCCGAGAAAGACTATCACAGCTTGCCAGGGAAGAGATTAAGCAGCCAGTTACAGCCAGGGAAGTTGTAATGGCAATAGGTGAGCACAACAAGATGGATCATATATATACTGAGCCGGACAAAGAGGACAAGGTAATAGTACAGACATCTATATTCATATTACCTGATGGCCGGAGATTGACAGCCAAACAATTAAAAGAAGGGGTGGGTAATGCCACTCAGTAAGGCGAGGGATAGAGAGCGCAAGAGACTAACTAGGTTGGAAAACAAGAATGTCCAACCTAAACGTCTAAATCCTGTCCAACCTAAACTAGCTGAATTAAGGGGATTGATAGGGCGCATGGAGTCCAAGCCTATGCCCTCTATGGTTGTGACACCGCTGGTTAGAGGTGCAGAGTTTAATATAGATGCTGATGGGAACTTGATACCAGAGTATATATAGTATGGGAGAGGTGGGCAAATGGCAAGAGAAGGGACAGAGGAGTTAGTTGGAGAAGAGAAGATAAAGTACATAGAAGAGATTAGGGACAGATTAGTTGAATTAAATTGTCCCGTGTTAAATCTCAATAGATGGATAGAGCAACTGAAGTATACTCTGGGCAAAGAGTTATTAGAGGTAACAGATGAATAGGGAAGAGATAAGTGAGGGACTAGAGGATAGAATCAAACTTGCGTTTATTCTTTACAAGAAATTCCTTGAAACAAAGGTACTTCCACGGGGATTTAGGACTGATTATGAGTTAGTCTATGATATTCTCAGTTATCTCCACTCTCAAGGTGTAGTGATACAAACAGGAAGAGGACTGCCCGTTACCGATGACCTAATATCATGGTCAGATGTGGCTAATAGGGGCTATGTAGCAGTAGAACCATTGGTAGAGGAGGGTAAATGAAAGCGGTATTATGTCCGGTATGTAATGGCAAGGGCAAGCTAGGACCTCAAGAAGATTTCAGTGATTACTATGAGAGGCCCTGTCATGGTTGTGCTGGGTGGGGTAGTAAGGGGTGGTTATTGATACCTGAACAAGAAAACTTACCTATGCCTTATGGTGGCGGGAATGATACTCTTAGCCCTGATGCAACTGATGTCTCTGAGGATATAACCAATGCCGATGTCCCGTTTACTTTAACTCTAGAACACTATACCGTGTAAAGATATGGAGATAGAATACGTTGATAATCCTATAGAGTTATTACCCGGACAGGCTGCATTGTTGAGGGACTTCAAGAGTTCTGTACTGGCTGCTATAGCTGGGACAGGTGGTGGTAAGACAATGACCGGGTACTGGTGGCTTCAGAGCAGGATGGAAGCGGATCCTGGCAATACATGGTTAATGGCAGAGCCCACTTATAATATGTTAAGTAAGATTATACTCGAGAGCTCGGACCCAGAGAGACCGACACTGTTTGAGTTCTTTAAGAGGATAGGACATCATCCAAACTACCATGCTGTTGATAAGATACTATATACAGACTTTGGTAAGGTATATCTAGCGAGTGCTGACAGACCTGACAGTATGCAAGGTGCTGCGGTTAAAGGTGTATGGTTGGATGAAGCGGGACAGATGGCCTTACTGGCACATGAGACGGCCTCACAGAGATGTAGCATGCTATCAGGGCAGGTATTATTAACTACTACACCATATAACCTTGGTTGGTTACTTACTGAGGTAAAGCGTAAGGATGGACAGCATGGTATACATGTTGAGTCATGGCGTAGCATAGACAGACCTGGGTATCCAAGAGACAGTTATGAGCGGGCAAAGAAGACTCTTCCTTGGTGGCGTTTTGCCATGATGTATGATGCTCAGTTCGAGAAGCCGGCTGGGTTGATATACACCAGTTTTAATGAAGCGGTATGTGTGATAGATAGGTTCCCAATACCTGAGAACTGGTTAGTATATGCAGGGCATGACTTCGGACCAGACAATCCGGCCGCTTTGTTCTATGCCTGCGATCCAAGCACAGGACAGTTCTATCTATTTGATGAGTATCTACCTGGAAGTGGGGTATCGGTACATGAGAGGTGCGAGGCATTCAAGGAAAAGACAAAGGGCATGAATGTAGTCAAGCGTGTAGGTGGTTCACCCCAAGAAGAAGAGAACAGGCAGGCTTACAATGCTCATGGATGGGTGATTAGTCGGCCAAAGCTAGACCATGTTGAGCCAAAGATAGAGAAGGTCTTCGCTATGCATAAGTTGAACAAGGTCATGGTATTCAGGGATATGATTCATTACTTAGATGAGAAGCGTACATTTAGTCGAGAGTTAGATGACGAGAATGAGCCAACACATAAGATAGCTGACATAGCTAAGTTTCATCTGATGTCTTGTGAAAAGGATTTATTGAGCGACTTCACACCTGAGACTGTGATAGGTGGTAAAGCAGGCAAGGCCGTTGATTATATTTAAGGAGATAATATGGTAGCTAAAAGCACATGGGTTATGATTACTGATAGGATGAAAGACCTTAAAAAGCTATATGATCGCATGGACAAGTCGAAAGACCAAGCTTATCTCAAGGACTATGAACTCTTGAACTTTAACAATCAGCCAATAAAGAATGTTCTTAGTATGACCAGCAACAGACCGGCAGTTGAGGCCAATGCTATTATATCTGACCTTATGGGTGCTAAGTGGCAGACTGCTGTTGAGGGTGAGATTACATCAAGGCAGGCTCATGTTATTGAGGACTTTATCAATGACAACCTGGATATGGCTGATGAGTTTATATTAAAGAGGTTTGGCTTAAGTGGGCTGTATGATTGGTTATGCAACCATGTGTGTGTAAGGAGTTTAATCGGTGTCCGGTGGCTATCTATCATAGAGGACGGGAAGTATCATGTAGACTGTGTTCCTTGTGATATGAGGTGGACTCCTCACTTATCGGGGAAGGACGGGTGGGAATGGGTGGCTCCGATAACCTTCCGTAATTCAAATGAACTCAGGGAAGAATTGGAGGGTATAGAGGGAGCTGACATATCAAGGATTAGGTCGGATGTACAGGATATAGAAGTCAGGGATTTCTGGGATGGTGAGAAAAACGAACTCTGGGTAGCAGAGCAGTTAATATATAAACACCCTCACAATTTAGATAAGCCTCCATTTGTTATTGTCTATCCCCCTGCCGGGTTTATGTTAAGGGATAAGGGGTATCTTGAGCATGAAGCGGAGGATATATTCTTTTTGAACCGTGCTCTATATGAAGAGTATAATCGGTCTCTCTCGATAGAGGCAAGTATTGGGATGGATGTACTGATGCCCCCCTATGCACAGGAAGTTGAGCTTTTAGATGCAGAACCCTCTCCCCCACTTCCTAAAACAGGGCAACAGCAAAAATATAAAAAGGGGGAAGTGCCTCAGCCCCTAAAAAGGGGAGACTTGAACAATGCCTCAATGGTGTTCAGGCAAGATATACTACGCCAGATGGGGCAGGGTGGTGTCAATGATATAGACCTTGGCAATATTATGCAGGATCGCAGCGCGGTATGGATTACCGAGCAGACAGAGATAAGGAGAAAACTTATACGGTCAAGGCTTAAAGGACTGGAGATATTTAGGGAGGGACTTGGCCGGTTGATGATAGAGCAGTTTATCGTAACAAGCAAGGGGACTTCCGACCTTATGATTGGCAAGACTGGCAGGAAGTCTAAGTATTCAGTTTCACAACTGGGAGACCCTGAAAAGTATTCCATTAGCTGTGAACTAATGACACAATCCAAGAAACAAGAGATAGCTAACTTGGCAGTGGCGAATGCAGCCAGGGGGACTGCACCCCTGAAGGTTATCTTGAGAGATATTCTAACAGTAGAAGACCCTGATGGATGGTTGAGGGAATTAGAGCTTGAAGAAGCTAAGAGGGCTGACCCTGCTATTGCTTTATTTGAAATGGCTATCCGATATGCAGAAGAAGCTGCCGAAGTAGAAGATGAGAAGATGGCTGATGCAAAGAGGATACAGTCCAAGATGCTCACCGAAAGGGGTGTGGCTATAATACAACAAAGAAAGCAGCCCGCACCATTACCTGAAAAAGCACAAGTCCCACAGGTAGAGCCGACAAAGGCTCAGTCGCAAGCATTGATGCCATTGATGGGAAGGGTGGGTGTTGAGGGTGGAGCCCCAATAACGACACCAAGGGAGGACTAATGGCAATTAAATGGACAGTTAAAGATGTTATAGAAGCCTTTGATAAGGCAATGAGTCCCACTTCCAATCAAGGTGATGGAAACACTCAGTTATTGCAACAGTTGAAGGATAAGACCCAGCAGGTTCCCAAACTACCAGTGAGGAGATAAGATTTGCCTATACCTGGGGAGGAATACACAAAACCGAAGACACCGAAGGGCTGGGGTTGGTCTGGTGGTCAGTGGACTTATAATGGTACGCCAGTACCCGCTGGTCCAACATCTACTCGTGGTGTAACCTATGAACCTGAACAAGACCCTGTGTTGCAAACTGCTGGTATATTCCAACAGGAACAAAGGCCCTTACAGTTAATGAGATGGCCTGAAGAATGGGGAGCAATGCCCGAATCTCCCTGGCATAGACCTGCTTTACAACCTGAGATGGCGGGGCAACCCCAACTGTACGAAACAGAAAAAGGGTGGAGGTTTACGCAGGATTTCTCCACGTTTATTTCCCCTGAAGGCGAACAGTTCACATTAGAGGAGGCTCAGACAGAACTAGCCCATATGGGCTTTGAGGGTTTGGTTTATGACTATACCCGCAACTTGTTTATACCAACCACTGCTGCTGGGGTTGAGGTAAGGGAACGAGAGTACGAAAGACAAAGGGTAACACTCAGGGAGATAGGGGAACCTGGCTTTGTAGCTCCTCCTAGTACACCTGGTGCTATCACGATAGAAGAATACGAGAGCAGAATCGGTGAGTATAATGTTATGCTTACTGAGCAGAGAGAGGCTTTGGGGTCTGCCTTTGCTGCGATATTTCCGGGTCAGACAATTGATGACCTTTTTGACTTAGTGGCTAGTATGACAATAAGTGACCCTATGCCTCCTAACGAAAGGATGAGGGCCGAACAATTGCAGGCGGATTTTCTCCAAACCCTTGAGGATATAGGGCGAACTCCTGATACCGAGTTCCTATTAAAAACCATATTTCCTAATATTAAAGAGGCGGATATAGATGAACTGTTGGGGGTCGCTGTGGAAGTTGTAGCCCCGGAAACCAGGGTAGAGCTTCGGGCTTCCTTCAGTAATTCAGCTCCCTTCCCATTTGCACAGACAGAAGGGGAGAGAAAGACCAATAGGGATGTCTTTAAGCAATATAGGGAGCAAGGAGGTAAGCTGAGTTTTGGGCAATGGAGAAGGGAAGCAGCGCTAAGGCAAGGTGAAGTGGTTGGCGAATTAAGGGAAGATGTAATCCGTAAATTAACGGGTATGCCCATAACGGCAGAGGCAAAGCAGGCTAGATTAGAATTTGCCGAGAAAAGCCCTCTGGCTGCCCAGTTTTTAGCTGGTTGGGGTGATGTGATAGGTACGGGTGCCAGTACTTTACAATGGTTGGGCCATGAAGAACTGGCTAAATCGTTCAAGGAACTGGCTAAACCTTTAACTGAGGATGTCCCGCCACCTGAGATGCCTGAGTTGAGTTGGAAGTCAGGAACCGATCCATTATTCTGGGCGACTCTCCCTGAGTTTATATCAAGGAATACTCCCTTCACACTATCTTTAGTTCCTGCAATGATAGTTGGTTTTGGTGGGGGGTCGGCAGTTGCAGGGTCTATTGGTCTAAGTACTTTTTGGACATATATTCTGGGTGGAATTGGGGCAACAGCGCTATCTCGCCCCTTAGAGGGTGCGCTAGAGGCTGGGGGTACATACGATGAGGCTTTGGCGAGGGGAATGTCCCCCGAAGAAGCTGAGAGGGCAGCCGATGGGGTTTTTCTTAAAAATCTTACCCTTTCAGGTATGGATGTAGCTCAAATAGGCACAGCCTTTCTCCCTGTACCAGCCAAATTACTTACAAATCCTTTTTTGAAAACACTCATGGTGGGGGGTAGGGTAGTTGTTACCGGGCTTTCGGAAATGGGGGAGGAGGGAATTCAGGAAG